TTTAAAGTGTCGCCAGAAGCAGAGCTAGAACGAGCGATAGTACCGTCGTTTGTCGCAATTACTGGAGCGCCTTGAAAGATCGCAGAAGCACCGCTGTCGATGAAGTATGCATTTGTTCCCATGTCAACATGGGAAATTGGCTTCAAGCCAAAACCTACATTAGTATTAGGCATACTTATCTCCTAAAAGGGTTAAGTGGCTAGGTTAATCCTTGCCACCAAATGATACACGACTTTGCCTATCATTAGATATAGGCATTGAGGGGTGTTGTTCCCTCATTAAGTTTTGATCTACGGCATCCATTTGTGTGCGGGTCTGCTCCCGAAAATATTCAGTTCTCTCTTCAACCGTTTCCTCTGGAATTCGCGCCAACATTAGGCCACCAACCCCTATAACACCTGCGTGTGCTCCGTCCTCAATAGTCGGGTAACGACCCGCCAACTCAGGATATTCGTCAGCACGAACAGGTTCCCATCCTTCGCGTATTTTAGTGGATACATTTATCTTGTCATCCTCACCACGAAGAGAGGTGCGAATCCAACGATGTGCGTATCCTGCTGGAGCCTCTGGAGCCTCCAGCTTGGAAGGTGGTGCCCACGGCTTACGCCGTGTGGACTTTGCACGAGTTTGTGAGTCCCGTGAAACTCTTTTTGTAGAATCAGTCATTTGCCTTACTCCTTAACATACTTTGCGTATTCTTCGAGCGGAACATTCAACCGCTTTGCAATCGCTATTTGCGATGGAGTCAGTTTAACTGTTCTGCGCCCCTTAGTTGACTTTGACCGTGAGGCCGTGGACTCAGCAGAGGCGACTCTGGGTCCTGAACCGCTTTTTGCAGGGGCCGCAAACTTGTGCGGAAATTCCTTGCGCATGCGATTGTCAAGTTCATTATAGTACTCATTGGACGATGGGTCAAACCCTTCGTCCTCAATTAACTGTCTGTGAAGACCAAATGCAGCATATGTCATAGTTTGATCCGCGCCAAACCATTCATTCTTTTGCGCCCACTCCTCAGCTTTTGGATCTGGTGGAGCAGGACGTTGCTGCTGTTGTGCTTGTTGTACAGGTTCTTGTACAGGTTGTTCGGCGCGGCTTTCCTGTCTGCGCTTTGCCTGTTCAAGTTGTGCTTGGTCTAAAGCTAACTTACTTAAATTCTTCTGCGCGTCAAACATAGCTTCAGCATCACCGTCGTCGTATGCTTTCTGATATGCTTGTTTTGCCGATTCAATCTGAGAGTCGACTCGTGTGCCAAACTCTGATGTATAAGACTGGTCTAAGGCGTCCAATCTTGCCTTCAACTCGTCATTTTGTTTTTTAATAGCCTCGGCGTATTCCACAGCAGATGCTCTTGCTGATTCTTCGTCCCGATACTTTTTAGTTAACTTACTAATTCGCTGTTGAACATTCTTAGAATATTCCTGAAGCTCGTCTTCATTAGCGGCTTGCGGTTCCTCTTCAACCCCAGCCTCTTCTTCAGCAACCTGAACTTCGGACTGGTCCTGCTCTTCAGCTTCCTCTAAAATAATTTCTTTTTCTTCAGCTTCTTGCTGCAATGCGTCGGTAGACATTACGATGCTCCATACGTTTTGATGTCGTCTGGGTCGACAATAGTTGCAATGACTTCATCGTCATTGATTATTCTCACTTCACCGCCATCGATTTGGAATCGAGAGCCAGCGTAGCGTCCAATACATACCCAATCACCCTCTTTACACCACGGCTCTTCGCCAAACTTATCGATGTCGCTATAGGCAAGAGGTCCCGTTTTAACAACGTAAGCTACAACAGTAGCGCGTGACTCACGTTCTCTGGATTGGTCGGGTACATACACCCCACTTTCAGTCTTCTCACGCCCCATGTACGGCATAACGAGAAGACGCCAGCCAGTGGGTTGTGGAATTCGTTCTGTAAGGGATTTTTCTTTTGCGGCCTCTTCGGCCTTCTTTTTCGCTTCGCGTTGCGCGAGAACGTATTCAGGTACTATCAACGTCATTGATATACTTTGCCTTTGTCAGCAGGGTCTTTAATTCATCAAGAGCAAAGGTGACACCCTGTATTTCACCGACTCTTGCGCGGTAGTCTTCCATATTAGTAATACTACCACTGGTTACAGAAACACTAATGTCTTCTATGTGATTGTTCAAGCTTTTTTGATATTTATTTATAAATTCGTATATGTCCATTTATTCACCCATGCCTGTCATTGGTCCGCCGGGAGCAAAAACAGCACATGAATTAGATGCAGAACACATAAACTTCAATGACTGACAATAGCCCACTTCGCCAGAATCGTCCTTCATGCAGTCTTGCATTTCGGGACTAATATTAAAGTTTGCACAAACCCCACAACTTTCCTCCGGGTTTATGGCAGGACCATACTGATGGTCCTTAATTGCAAACCTTTGGTTTTCTTCATTTGTCTCTACGTCCTGCGTAGCAACAGGACAAGCGTCCTGCATCTGATCTACAGGCGTTCCGTCCTGTATTTCTTTTGCAAGGTCTAGTCCGTCTGGTATTAATTTAATTTCTATTTTCATCATTTGTTTATTCCCTTGAGAAACGCTGGACCCTCCTGAAAGTTGCCTGACCCCGTAACTCTTTCTTGGGTCATTCCTGCGGCGAGTTTGTCGGGTGATAAAGTATCCATGAAGCTGTCAAAATCAAAACCACTGGACAGTCCAAGCTCTCTCCCTAAATCATAAGAAAGACCACGAGCCGTGCCAGGGATGCTTAACTGTACTTTTCCTGTACTTGAGTCAAATGTTCCTGGATAGCCCCGTTCCCTCATGTCTTGAACATCATCTACTTTGTAACTACCAGTTAATTCGCCCAATGCGCCCAGAACAGAATCGTCTAGGTCATATACTTTTGCTGTAGCCGTAGGATTACCCAAACCTGACGGGGCAGACGGCGCGGCAGAAGCCCTGTCTATACCACCCAGTATCGCTGCCATCATGCGATCTTGTGTGCTAGGCTCAATTGCACTCAGGTTCATCGTCTGAACTTGTTGGGCCGGAGTGGGAGCTTGCTGCGACATGTTCTGGCTCATAGCATCAGGCTGACGTGAGTCGAAGCTAGGAACCGACCCCGCTGAACGAGACACAGAATTAACCATCTGATCAGCTTGCGCGTCAGGGAACAGACTTCTTATTCCAGATTTTGCTTGATCTAACAGTTCAGAAGCAGTGGTTTTTAACTGCCCTGCCGCTCTGCCCACAGTGCCGGGTTCTGGCTGAACAGCACCACCAAAACCACCTAATAGACTTTCTAGTAGACCGCCCTGATCCTGCTCGTATCCTTCAGGAAGCATCCCTTCAGGAGCGTATACTGTACGTCCCGCTCTTTCTAACATACCCGCACCAGGAACTATTGATCCAAGAGCAAGACCTGCAATGCCTTCACCAAGTGTCTGTTCTCTGATCCCACCAACACGGGGACCAGCCGTAGTCATCTCACCTTCTGCGCCGCCAAACAGTTTACCAAACCCACCTCTTACCGCCATCTGTGGGTTGTTAAAGCGTTGTTCCGCCATACCACCTAGTTGATTTAAAGTATTTTGAGGTATTATGTTTTGATAACTTACATTATCTGCACCAAATATTTTTGAAAAGAAACTGTTTGGATAGGGGTTTCTTACATTACCTTGTTGGTCACGAACAACACCAGAGGTACGGTTTTGACCACCTCCGTCATCATCACCGCCAGTAGATATGTTACTACTGCCCCTGCCTATATCTGCACCACTATAGGACCTGCCACTTGACCCCAGAGAGGAGGAGGGGGAACCTGTGTCAGGACGGTTACCAAAACCGCCGCTTCTATCACCCGGTGTGTTCATTATCTTAACTTCGCCGCTCTAGGATTACCCATGTAAGCTTTGCCCATACCACGGACCATCTCGCCACCACACATGTCACAACCACAGCTACCGCCGTGAGTGTTGTATGTGCCCTTCGCGGCTCTAACAACTTTCTTGTCATCACCACGACGCTCCAGCTTTGCGGAACGCTTGGGAGCTTTTTCCATATACCGCTCTAGCTTTTCTTCCCGCTCCAACGCCTTTTCGTAGGCTTCGCGGTCAAAGCGCATGTTGCTATTCATTTCACTTGCTTTAGGGCGAGGCGTCGGGCCAGTAATTTTCACTGACTTACCGTCTTTAGCTTTTAGGGGCATGTTAGTATCTTCCGATGCTATTTGATCCGCTTTCTTTTCATTCTTCTTCATCTTGTCTTCACGCTTTTTAATACGCTCACGAGCAGCGTTGAGTGCGTTACTACCAGAATCAGATGTATTTCTACCCATTTGAATAAGCCTCTTCGCTTCTTTATATGTAATGCCGAGGTCGTCAGCGAACTGTTGTATCCGTGCCATGTCCCTATCCTACACTATTTTTAGTTAGTCAACCAGTCTTACAATATACTCTTTGCCGTCGATACCGACACCCACTTCAACCTCGCGCTTCTCACAAGAATAACGAGTTTTTTCTCTATCCTTCCACCCATTGCGCTCTATCTGACGCTTCATCTTTAAACAGTCAGGCATGCTCATAGGCCCGGTGTGCTCTATAATACCACCGCTTAAATACAGCAACAATGTCATTGTTTTAGTGATCACCGTTTCGCAACTTCTCTAAGTTTTCTTCTAAGTTGGTTATGCGCTTTTCGTAAAATTCTAGTGTTAACTTTTGCTGCTGATCATAAGGGGCTTTGCCACCTTCTATTTCGTTCTGCAACTTCTCTAACTCAGTCGCTAAATGCTCTATCAACATGAATTGTTCACTATCGGCTGGCAAGCTACCCATCTCACCGCGAGGCCATTTAATACGAAACTCAGTGTTTTGTTCTAAGTCAGCCTTCATCATAGTTTGGTTTGTCTCTAGTGTGTTCAGCCTCTCTATCAAACCAAAGTAAGCCCACGTTGCTAGACTAGCCGCCGCAACCATACTAATAATATTGCGAAGCGGCAGAGCCACCTCTGTGTTATCACTTATCTTTGGCATTTAACTTTTCTCGTGGTTAAGCCAAACCGCAAATGCACCTGTCATGGCCCCCGTGACTACACTCACCAGTGCTGCCTGCTCTGCTGTCGGACTCTGTAGTGTCATAAACCACTCCACTACCCGCCAAGCCGATATTGACATCATAATCATCATCAAGCGGGGTAGTATTTTCCACTTGAAAAATCTTTCCATTGTTAACTCTGCCATCTTTTCTGTCCTTAGTCTTCATTACTTTTTCCTAAACTTGTCCATTCCCTTAATGCCTAGTGCCGCCGAGCACACAAGGAAAACCAGATATTGATACCAGTCCGGCAGTTCGTTTAAACGGTCAAAGCCATTCTTCACGACCTCTTCCATGCCCGGAATAAAAACTAAAATCACTGGAATCAAAACAACTACCGTGACTATTTCATCCTTGATTGACGATTTCGTAGACTCAGCCATAATTAACTCCCACTTACTGTCGTGGGTGGCTGCTGTCTTCATTATCTCTGCTTTAGCTTCTGCCTCAGTCTGTGCAAGAGTAGCTTTCGCCTTTTGCTTGGATACCTGGCCTTCAACAAACGAGCCTGCCAGTGATGCAATGGGTCCAATAAGAGCTTGAAACATGTCACTTTCTCCTCATTCTTCCATAAAACAGAATTAAGTTTACTGTTGTGTTTAACGTCACCATTAAGACAAGCCAGTACTGTAGTTCAACAGGCATTACTGACCACGCTTCAGATCAGCCTGTGTATCAATACGATACACATTTACCAAGTTACGGTCTTCAGCAATCTGCTCTTGCATGTTCTGACGCTGTTGCGATAACTCATAAGACTGCATCAACTTCGCCTGATCAATCTGGAAGTCCATCGCATCATTCATTGCTTTGCGCTGAATCTCTTGTGTATCGTTCTGCAACTCCTGCTGACGAATAGCGACCAGCGGGTCAGGTTGTTGTGGTGGTGTCAGAAGAGGTGCCAACTGTTCTGTTGTATCAGCAATCTGTTGTGCAACCGCAGCCTCTAATGCATCAGGGTTAATTTGAGGCATTGGTTCGCCAGCCTGCTCTGATGCCTTCATAAACATTTCCTGTACCAAGTCACGAGCATGCATGGCTACATGCTGTTGAACATGAGACTGTAACATCATAAAGGCTTGTGGATTAGCAGAGGTGGATGGTTGCTGCAACATAGCCGCATGCACTCGAATATGCGCAATGTGGTCCTGCTGCGGAAATGCTTGAATCATCTTACCACCCAACACACTTGCATTCTCCATGCCAGGGTCCATCGGTGCTGGCGGCTGTGGCGGCGGCAAGATATTATCAATGTTCTTAATATCCAGTGCATCATACATACGGCGATACGCCTCATACATATTGTGCATCTGCGGAGCAGCCTGCGCCAACTGAAGCTGTGTCTGTGCCAGCGACAAACGCTGCGCCATCGAAAAGATCGACGGGTCGGATACTGGGAGAACGTCTACCCGCCCGTCGAAGTCCTGCGCCATAAGCTCTGGCGGGACATTCGGGCCAATCATGTACGGGTAAGGCACAGGATTGTTGGAAAATATTTCTGCTAGTAATCTAAACTCGCTCTTCTGAGCATAATGCAACCGCTTATGGATGCTGCTTATTACTTTTGAGCCTTGCTCAATGAGAGCCACTGTTGTGCCGACTGGAGCATTTGAATTAACGTCAGCGACCTTTGTGTCTGCCACTTGTGCAAATCTTCTACCAGAGTCGACAACAACTCCCAAAAGTTGGGCAAGCGTTCCAGACGGTTCTTTGTAAGGCAAAGGAATAATGGCGTTACGAATATCCCCACCAGGAGCATCAAGATCGCGGAACTCACCAGGATTAACAGGCTCATCGTCATTGCGGATACGAACACCACGAGCCTTGAAACCGCCTGGTAAATTGGACAAAGTTCCAGCATCAATAAGCTGACGTAATATCGAAGTTGCTGCACGGGACAAACCCCCTATCATATGAAGTAAGCCAAAACCATAGAAGCCAAAACCAGGAAGAAACTTGTAATGAACAAAGTACTGACGCTTACGACGGAGCGGATCCGCCTCACGCCAGTTTCTAACAACTGACAAAATCTTGCCTGAACCCTCGTCCATTGTGATGATGTACGGAAGCTTGATACCTGTTGGTTCATCATCCGCATCCATATCCTCAAATCCCTCAAGGTCCAAATCAACATGGACCTCATGGATTGTATACATCTCATCAGAGTAACCCGGACGGAGACCCTGAATATCATCAGCTTTACTCCGTATTGTTGAATCTGCCTCTTCATCCTCAGAAGCGCTGAGTTGTACGTCACGATAAATACCTCCCACCTGTAGCTTTCGGATATCGTTCTCGCTCATACGAACAACATGAGTGTAGCGGTCAGCCGTCTGTAAATCAGTCGCGCTGTACGGTACAATCAAATCCTCCGCAGGTACAAACTTCGAAACAGCCCTCTGCCTCATCGGGTCGAAGTATACCTTCTTGAACGTCGAACCTGTAATTGGCAAATAGAAAAGCATCTGGTCTGTGTCCAGATCATACTCTTCCATTACCTCTGTAACCTGATAATTCATAAAGTCCTTGACCCGCTGGGCCTGGTCTTCAACTTCCTTAGACTGCTGACCA